GAAGGAGATGGCCAAGATCGAGACCCTGGACGCCAACGCCGCCCTGGCGGCCTCCAAGGCCCGTCAGGCCAAGCAGCAGCTCGCCGCGGCTCCGTACGGCCAGGCCAACGCCCCGCAGCCAGGCATGCCGCAGTCCGCCCCGACTCAGTAACTCCTCGGAGGATCCTGCATGCCCATCCGGAGCATCGCATCCAAGCAGGCGTACGAGCAGCTGTGGCAGAGCGCCGACACCGTCGGCACCGTCCTGCTGACCCTGGTCCTCGACTCGTACGGCCAGGAGATCTTCGACCAGGATCCCCAGGCTTTCCGCAAGGAGCTCGAGGAGGGGTTCGGCATCGACGACATCCCGGCCGTCAACACGGACAAGGTCTGGGCTCTCTGGTCTTCCCTGACGACGGACCTGGTGCACAAGGACGTCTCGACCTTCATGAACACGGCCAACGTGCTGTCCGGCACCCCGCTCAGCTACGACGTGTTCGACATCGCCGACGTCTACGAGTGCGCCTGGGCGGTCACCGAGCTGACCATGCTCGACCCCGAGACGCCCTCCAGGCTGAGCCCGGAGGTCAGGCGGTACATCGGCGAGGTGTGCAAGGAACAGGGCCTGTACCGGCTGCCGCCAGCCCTGGCCAAGGTCTCCGACATGGGCAGGGACGACTACACGGCCAACATGGAGTCGCACGCCGCCGACACGGTCGAGGCCCAGATGATCGTGCAGAACCAGGTCCAGTTCCGGGACGACGTCCAGTCCTACGTCCAGAGACAGACCAACAGGCTGATGGTACAATTGAACGGCGCGCCGCTGATGAACAGGGACACCAAGTCCTGGAATTCGTTCGTAGACACGTTCTCCAAGGGCCTTTCCGCTTGATCAAGATCGCAGCCAACCTCCTAAAGCTCGCCGAACAGCAGAACGCCTGCTGGAAGGGCTACACCCAGGTGGGCACCAAGATGAAGGGCGGCCGCGAGGTCCCCAACTGCGTGCCTGCCGGCGGCGTGCCCAAGCCCAAGGCGAAGAAGACTCAGAAGAAGTCCGCGGTCTCGAGCTCCGAGTCCATCGTCGACGTCCCTGTCCGATGCACCCCGGGCTTCGGCTGCAAGCGCCTCCTGACGCCTCAGGAACGGCTCGAGGTCGAGGCTGCCAAGAGGCAGATGTTCCCGGACATCCTCGCCACCGAGGCCGATCCGATCTCCAGCCAGATGTCCAGCCCGGCCTGGGCCTCGATCGGCACCGGCGCCCTTGGCGCCCTGCTGGGAGGCGGAGTCGGCGCGGGCGCAGGGGCGCTGTCGGGAATCGGAGCCATTCCGGCCGGTGCCGGAGGTGCGGCCCTCGGCGCCCTGCTGGGCGGCATCTACGGCCATCACAGCCGCAGCAGGCAAAATAGGCTTATCGAGGATACAATGGAAGACCTGCCCGTCGGGGCAGACATCGGCGACATCGAGCTGTACAGCAACCCCCAGTTCCGCCAGGCGCTTGCCCGGGACTTCCAAAGGCAGCTAATTCGAAAAGGACTCATGTGATGATCAAGCTTGCGAGCAACCTTCAGAACCTGGTCAAGCGGTCGGCAAAGGCCTCGCCGATGAGCGACTACGCCATGTACGGCGGTGCAGGCGCCCTCGGCGGCGCAGGCCTCGGCGCCCTCATCAACTACCTCCGTGACAAGTCGGTCGCCGAAGGCGCCCTGGTAGGCGGCGGCATTGGCGGTGCGGCAGGCCTCGGCACGCGCGGCATCATGGACCTGCTGGCTCGCAGTGGCCCTGAGAGGGTTTGGTCAAATGCCGAGACCCGCGAAGAGGAGCTGCCCGGCGCAGGTCCTCTGAAGGACCGGGCCAATCCGATGCGCAAGGTTCTCCGAGATCTTGAGAAGGATCCTCGCTACATCCAAGCCAAGTACGACGCAGGTGTCAAGACTCTCGAGGACATGATTGCGTACCGCGACGCCTTGCCTGGACAGCAGCTCGTCGATCAGCTCAGCCAGGGTACGATCCCTGGCGAAACCGGAGCTGAGCGCCTGAAGAATCTCAGAGAGGGGCTCCCGGGACTCGAGGCACTGCAGGGTCAGCTCAAGATCGACGCGGCGGATCTGGAGGCCGCAAGGGCCTATGCCGAGTACGAGAAGCAGCTCAAGGCGTACAACGACTATCAGAACAGTCCGGAAGTGCGTCAGGGCCGGGACAGCAGCGCCGAAATCATGCAGTTGGACAATCGATTCGATCCTGCTGCCCTTGATCGTCTTCGGAACAAGGGAGCCTCGGCGCGCAGCAAGCGGTCGGCCTCCTCGGCCGGCGACTACGCCATGTACGGCGGAGCAGGTGCCCTCGGCGGTGCAGGCCTCGGCGCCCTCGTCAACTACCTCCGCGATCAGTCGGTGGCGCAGGGCGCCCTGGTCGGCGGCGGCCTCGGCGGTGCGGCGGGCCTCGGCACGCGCGGCATCATGGACCTGCTCGCGAAGGGCGCCCCCGTGGAGGAGGAGGGTTCGCCGACCCCGGCGCACGGCGGAGATTTCCAGCGTGATGCCAAGAGTCAGCAGCTGCAGGACATGCTGAACACCCTGGCGACGACGCCTCCGGGACCCGAGGCCAACGCCCTCCACAAGCAGATCGTCGAGCTGAACACTCAGCTCGGCGACCCCCGTCCGAAGAACACCGCCTGATCTACCCGAAGACGAACAACCCCCGGCTCTCGCCGGGGGTTGTTCCTTTAGGCCTTCACTTGGGCTTGCGGACAGGGATCTTGTCCACGTCGATCCTCGCGCCGCACTTGTACAGCGCGCGGGCCATGTCCTTGGCGGCCTGGGTGATGGCCTCCTCGTCCATGTCCCAAAAGCAGCCGTGCAGGAACTCGTGCAGCAGCACCTCGAGGATCTCCTCGCCGCGCGTCAGGCGCGTCGAGATGCGTATGTACCTTCTCGCCCGGTCCGGATGATCGATGTTGCCGCGGAGCTTAGGACCAAGGTCCATCCTCTCCAGCGTCCAACGAGTCTGTCGCAGCTTGACTCTCATCGCGATGGATCCAGAAGGTGACGCTCAGGATACGGGGAGGCCAGTAGGGCAGGCGGTCAAGCCGCTCCGCCAGGTTGAGATCGTAGCAGGTCTTCTTTGATGGCACCAGGTACCGGTTGTCAACAATATAAAACTTTGACGGGAGTTCCGGCTCGTCCTGCAGCACGCCCATGATGTCGGCGACGGTAGCCGTCTCGAACTCAGCCTGCTTCATGGCCTCGCACAGCGGCAGCAGGGCCTTGGCCCATTCCGGCTTGCGGATGAAGAGCTTCCTCTCGGCAGGCGTCAGGATGCTCGGCACGCTCAGACCCTCACCGACTTTGCCGGCCACTGGCTGCTGACCATGATCCACTGGCCGGTCGACTTGCCGTCGACCTTGGGACCCTGCACGTAGCGGTTCAGGCCATGGGCCGGATAGCCGGCCTCCTTGGCCCTGGCGAAGACCGCCCGGCGGGCGTCGGGGCCCTGCAGGGCCAGGTCCGAGCCTCCCGAGAGGTGCACGCTGACGGTTCCGTCGGACTGGGGCTCGAACTTGACGATCTCGATGTTCATGGCTGTCTCCGCTTAAGGGGCTAAATTACTGCCCGGTCTGGGGTAAAATATCTTGCCGACCGCTTCGCAGTCGGACCTTCCTGCCGCCCAATCCACTCAATCCTCAATCTCCAAAGCAACCCCCTCCAGGGAGCCCAAGGATCAGGATCGAGTGGACGGGGCGGCCGGCCTGCACGACTATAGCCGCCGTCTCGCTAACTATCAATCCATGTCGCCCGGCATGTAGTAGGCCCTGGGGTCGCCGAAGGACGCCAGCTCGTCCCCGTCGAGCACCGCGTCCATCAGGTCGGGCACCAGCTCCGGATAGCGCCTCCACAGCACGATGACCGCGAAGGCCACCGCGTGCAGGAAGTCGTCTGGCATGCCGGGGTTGCGCCTGATGAACCTCTTCTCGGATCCGAACATGCTCTCGGAGGATTCCTCGTACACGGCCAGGAAGTGCTCCAGCATGTTGTTCCCCGAGTCGTCCTTCATGGTCTCGTACTGCGGGAAGCGGATGCTGCCGTTCTTGATGGCCAGGCAGACCGCGGACACGACCTGGCTCTTGTCCAGGTTGTAGTACTCGGTCGGGTTGATGTCGGTCGACGGCACGTGCTGGAGGATGGCCTTGATGCTGCCGCTGGCCGCATACCGGCAGTTCGCCAGGCGGCCGTCGTGCACTCCCATGCTCCTCATGATGCTCCTGCGCACCTCTCCTGCGACGGCCACGTCGTGGGCGATCAGCGTGCAGGAGTACTTGCTGGACAGGTCGATGACCTCCTTGGTCTCGATGACCGGGTCCATCAGGGCCTGGAATACCTTGCCGAACAGAACGTCGATGCGGTCCTGGCCCGGCGAGTAGCAGGCCACCGCGGCGGCCGTGAAGGACTGGAAGTTGGTGCCCTTGCCGCCCCAGTCGACCCCCAGCACCCGGTCGACGTACCTGTCGGCGAGCGACGCGCTGTCCGGGGTGTTGGGGCCCAGGACGCAGGCCTGCTTGAGCTCCGTCAGGCTCACCAGCCGCTGCCCGGCGTCGCAGGCCTCGCCCAGCACCTCGTTGACGAACGTCGCCGTGGAGGTCCTGTCCCGCTTGGCCAGCAGGCTGCGCCAGTTCTTGGGGTTGGCGTAGTGGACGGGGCAGATCACCTGGGGGATGTGGTAGCTGGGGAAGGTCTTGGCCCGCTCCACGTACCGGTGCACCCACTGGCCCCGCTCCGGGCTGAGCAGCGCCCGGCACTTGGCGCAGCTCATGCCCTCGGGACGGATCATCTCCATGACGCCCAGGCCCTGGCCCGACCCCTCGACCGTGGGGATGTTCCAGTGCGAGCACGACTCGCACCTCATGAACCACTCCGCCTGGCTGGACCTGAGGCGCAGCTGCTCGATGGTGTTGTCGACGGTCTTGCTGGTGCCGGAGTACATCTCCGACCTGCGCTCGGACGCCGACATGCACTCCCGGACGATGTCCAGGAACTCCGGGTTCATGTCCTGCACCTCGTCGATGCGGATCGCGTCGACCGAGAGGCCGCGGACGCGGTCCACCGACATCTTCGCGAACGAGAACCACAGCTCCGACCCGTTGCGGAACCCCTTCTGCATGACCGAGTCGACCGAGCCGCGGTCCATCAGCTCGTCCTTGATGTAGGACTCGTGGACGAACTGGCGGATGTACTGGTGGCTGAAGCGCCGGATCTGCTCGAACTGCGGCGCCATGAAGAGGATCTTGAAGCGCGGCAGCGCCCCCGCCTGCAGCACCCCTTGCGCCGCCAGGTGTGTGCTGTTGTGCGTGGGGATCCAGCTGTCCCCGCAAAGATAGAGTCCGTCCGGGCTGTCCACCTCGATGCAGCACATGGGGACCGGGCCCGCAGGCTCGATCGAGACGATCTTCTTGCATCGCGTCTGGGTCGGCTTGCCCTTGGCTTCTGCCGCCGTCCTCATCCTCATCAGCTTTCGCGGCAGGCGAAACACCGGCAGCTCGTCCCTGCGGGCCGTGAAGTTCATCCTGTGATGCAGCTTGGAGCCCGGGTACTTCGGCTGCTTGGTCGACCTCTTGACGACCAATCCCAGGCTGCACAGCAGCTCGAACGCGTCGTCGGCCAGGCGCTGATTCGAGAATCCCAGCGAGCACAGGCCCCGGGGTGTCACGGTTCCGTCCGTGTCCATGAGGCCTTGCAGCAAGGCCAGGCGCTGAGAGACGCTGGCCCGCAGGTATTCGATCGGAATGCGCTTGTCGTTCAACAGCCCCAGTCCTCGAAGACGGCTCTTCAATCCCAGCACGTTGAAGTAGATCCCCTTGGAGCCCCTGCACCTGCCAACCGTGTAGACAGGGTAGACGCTCGAGACCTCGTCCACGACCGCGGGGTCGTCCATGTGGGAGGAGATCCGGCCGCATGAGCTGTGTCCGTCCCCCAGCCAGACGCCCAGGACGTAGGGGTCGATGGGCAGGTCGGCCTCCGGGAATTCGACCGGCTTGACCTCCGGCAGGGCGAACCGGTATTCCTGCTTCATCATGACTCCGCGGTCCAGCAGCTGACGGGTGGTCAGCGTTTCCTGCCTTCGGATCTTCATGGTCCGCCTGCCCTGCCTGCCACCCACGGGGTGGTGGACGGTCCACAGGTGGTCCTCGCAGGCCAGGACGGAGTGGCCGTCGTTGAACGACACCTTGAAGGAGACCGGCGCAGGCAACGTTGGAGACACGGCCAGCACCTTGACCGGAGTTCCGTGAATGCCGAGCACGAAGTCGCCGGACTTCAGGTCGCGGATCCTGCACCTGCCTGACGGCGTGGGCACCGGAGTATCGACGCTCAGGGCTTTACCCACCTGACGGGCGCACACCAGCAGCAGGGAATCAGGCAGGTCCGGGTAGAACATCGGCTCGAAGAACGGATGCTTCGACAGGGTGAACGGCCTGCCGTTGATCCTCAGCAGCGACGTCAGCCTGACGGGCGAGGAGGGGTTCGACGCCACGTGCCACTCCATGAACCTCTTGAACAGGTCCATGTCCAAACGGCCGTGCAGCTCCTTCAGCCTCTCCGCCGGCATGGTCATGATGAGGTCGTCGAGCTGGTCGATCTCCCTCAGGGACTTCATGCCGGAAACCATCTTCCTGAGCCAGTCCGGCAGCTCGGGCATCCCCTCTGTCACTAGATCCTTGGAGTCGCTCATGAATTCAAATTCCGAAAGAGAAAGGCCGGAGGAGCTGATGCTCCGCCTGCTGAGGCAGTTCTTCCTGCTGCTGGTCCAGCTGGTCTGCAGTATAGCGGTCGGCCTGATCGTGGTCGGCAAACTGATCTTCGACGGCCTGCACGCGGCGGTCGTCAAGCCTCGGCAAGAGGAAAAGCGTAAAATGCACGGCGACTCCCGATTCCAACAGGACTCCCTGCATGACGACCCCCGATAGATCCGGCAATCCCGACGCCATGCACCGAGACGCCGGCCTGGTCTACGACGGCGCCGTGGCGCCTGCCCCGGTCGGACCGACCATCTCGCAGGACTTCCTGGGCGCGCTCAGGCAGCCCAAGGCGCCCCTGGAGGGCGATCCTCGGTTCGCTCCGCCTGTGCAGAGGGCGGCCGGCACGGCGCCCCCCCAGGGCGATCCAGAGCTGCAGGAAGCCAACCGCATCTTCTTCCAGCGGTTCTTCGGCAACAACACCAATCCAGGGCAGTCGGACTGGCTGGGAACCCAGGCCGACATCATCTCGTTCCTGCAGGGCAGCCCGCACCCGTCCGGAGGAATCGCCGGCCGGGCCTATCCGATCGAGAAGATCCCTGCCGACCCTGAGGTCTCGAGCCCCTGGCACAACGCCATCTACGAGGCCTTCCAGCCCCTTCACGAGTGGGGAGCCAGGAGCTTCTGCATCTACTGGCCGAACGGCGGGTTCCAGGCCGGAGGCGGCCTGCTCGAGCGCAACGGCCTCGGCAGGACGATGCGCAAGAGGACGTTCACCAGTGCCGGCGTCTCCACTCCGCTGTACCAGTCTCCGGCCATGTGGATGGGCTATACGCAGGCCATCCGGTCCCTGATCGAGGGAAACATGGTGCCGGGCAGCCGGCCGCCTATCCTCGAACCGTCCAACGTGATGATCTACCACGAGGGGTTTGCCGGCGATCCCGTCTGGCGGGGCAAGACGATCGCCATCTGGGACTCCCTGGGGGCCACCGCCGCGGAACGCGACACAGCCTACAAGGCGCTCCTGGACGACCTGGTCGAGGACTTCAAGGCCATGCGGGGCCGCACCCCCGGCTCGGGCAGGCTGTACGTCACGCTCGACGTCGGCAGCGAGGCGGCCACCCCGTCCACCCTGTCCCTGTTCAGGCAACTGGCGGACAGCCGCTCGGACATCCACGAGCTGTCGGACTGGTACATCGCCACCCAGCTGGAGCAGGCGGGCATCGAGGTCTTCATCGAGTCCCGTCCTCGCCTGACTATGACCGCGCCAAACTCCGGACTTGGATCCATTCCATCTCCGCAGGCCACGCAGTCCGAGTGGAGAAAGTTTTCGGCTGGCTACTACTGGCTGCGCTTCTCCGATCCCGATCTCGGCGATCCGGGGTTCAAGGATTTCCTGTCGAACGAGCAGGCCGGCAAGCTGTTCCACGTGCAGGACTCCAACTACCCGGTCCAGGCGTCCAAGGAGCCGCTCGGAGGCACTCACGTCGTGGCCAGCGGCGCGGCCAGGAGAAACCTCCTGGACGAGATCCTGGCCGGCAGGGTCACCTACTACACGCCGCACTACAGGCTCGACGCCCTCTACAACCTGGCCGACAACTACAGGAACTACTTCAACCTGAAGCAGGGCCGCGAGCAGCACAAGGGCGTCTACGTCAAGACGCCGGCGCTGATCGCGGTAGGCCACGAGATCTTCGGCGGAGGCAGCGTCCACTACGCCTACAACGGCTCCGACATAACGCAGTACGCCCGCGTGACCTACGCCGTTTTCGACTCGTATCGTCCAGCGTTCAACAAGACGAGCTTCCTGGCCAACCCGGCCACCTACTCGGAAGGCTACTGGACGCCGGAAGGCAACACCTACTGGGACACCCAGGTGCGCCGGCCGTCGTTCTCGGCCTTCGTGCAGTTCCTGGCGGACTTCGTGTCGCTGGCGGCTCCTCCATCCGCGAAGCTCCCGGTCATGCGGGAGGTCGACGTCTACGTCTCAGAGCTGCCCTACGAGACCGGCCTCCCGCAGTTCACCGTCCTCGGGGCGAAGCGCTGCTGCATGATCCCGCAAGCCAAGGCCAACCAGACGCACGACTCTACGCTCGGCACGATCGATTCGGCCGAACTGCTTGCCCGCATAGCGGGCACCGGAGGGCTGTCCCTCGGGGTGCTGCCGACCGTGGCCTCCTCGGAGATGGTCCTGCTGGACTTTGCCACCCCGTACGTTTCCCTGCTGCAAGGCGGACCGCTCTACGAACCGCAGGTCCCTCCGTACGCCACCAGGGCCTCGACGATCGCCTCGATGAAGTCCTGCCTGCAGGCGGTGCGCGCGGCCTACCCGGCCAAGAAGTGGGGCTTCCTGGACGTCCCCAGGATGGAGCCCCTGCTCTGCGACCTCGGCTCTCCGCTCAACCCCAACTGCGAGGGCGACTACGTCCGCATCGACCGCGCGGATTCCGCGACCCGCGACGCCGCCTCCAGGTGGATCGGGTACCAGGCCGCCGACGTCCTGGCGGACTCCGACCTCGCGGCCGCCGTGCTGAGGCAGAGCGTGCGGATGGCCTCATTCATAGTCGACGACGACCAGGCCGACCGGATGATGTCCGAGGACGTCATGGGCGCCATCCAGGCGTTCAAGGCCGACAACCCGTCCAAGGAATCCGTCGCGGTCGTCCGGCTCTGCATGAGGTCGTTCGAGCTGCTGAACGTCTCGTCCAACTCCGGAGTCGGGGACTACACATTCACCCACCCGGCCCAGATCATCGGCAACTGCGTCGTCCCAGCCCTGCTCAAGGGCGCCGACGCGGTCGTCGTGCATCACCCGTGGAGCGAGCACAGCACCCTGTTGTTCTCGGCGCTGGCCCCGGTCGGAGATCCCACCAGGACCTCCCAGCTGGCCATCCGCGCCGCCTACGCGGCCAGGTTCATGCCCGGCCAGACCGTCTCGACCTCGGACGACGCCTACTGGGCCCTGCCCGCCACGGCCCAGGCAATCAAGGACGGACTCGAGCTGCTGATGCTGGATCTGGTGCAGCGCATCCGGGCCCTGCAGGGAGGCTCGATCGAATCCCCCAGCTGGGCAGGCAACACCTACCCCGACGACTACGTCAGCATCCAGGTACTGCCCGCCGACATCAACTCCTCCAGTCCCGGCCTCGGCGAGAACCAGAGGGTCTGGTCTGCATGCTGGACCAACAACAACGTTCTTGGCACTACATCCAACGGAACAGCGATCAAGGACGTGGTGCCCTTGGTCAACGTTCCAGGGATCCGTCCTCCGGGGCCGGGAGCCGCCCTTTCGGGCACCGCGCTCGACAACCTGGTGAACGAGATCATGTCCCGGCCGCCAAACAGGCGGGCGATCCTGCCGACCTACTGGATGTACGAGTCCCCTCCGAACGAGGAACTGAACCTCAACAACTACTACGCCGCGACCTCCGACGGCACGACCTATACCGGCAACATCGTCGGTTACGGCGATCCCAGCCCGCTGAGGTTCATGACGCCGTGGGCCTACACCAGCACCGCCCACTGCGGAGCATCGATCACGGCCACCCTGTCCGCCCTGCGCCAGCGGGGAGCCGAGATCAACTTGGTCTGCGACGACTGGGAGGGCTGGAACGGCCTGGGCCTGGGTTCGCCGTACAACGCCTACGACGGCACGTTCGACGTCAACGGCCTGCCTGCCGGCTGGACGACCAACCCGAACACGAGCTGGAAGACCGTTCCCGATCCCCGCAGGACGGTCGCGATCGTCGACGACGTCAGGTTCGGCACGACCCCTGTGTACCAGGGCAAGTCCTTCGCGGAGCTGTTCTTCGACTACTACCAGGCCATCCGGGCTCAGTTCGGCGCGACCATCCCGACGCCTGCCGACAAGGTCGCCGCGGCCAGGTCGCTGATGGGGATCTACACCAACATCTCCTCGAGGCAGGACTTCAGGTCCCCGTGGGGCATCGGCACGGACGAGTCCAGGGCCATATGGCATGCGTGGACCTCCGTCCTGGAGGCGATGACCTGCATCCAGCACAACCTTGGCAAGTGGGCCGGGCTACCGGCCTACTTGGACGCCACCGGGCAGATGCCTGGGTACTACAACTACGCCAAGTTTCCGCTGAGCGTCGAGGAGGGCAGGTACGTCTTCGAGAGCAACGGCCACTACTCCGGGCCCAAGGTGAACGCCATGCCGGACATCGGCGCGGCGCCGGTGCTCTACGGCGAGCTGTCGGGAGGCTTCTACTCAGGCTACGGCTACGTCCCGTCGCCGACCACGGACGCCCAGAGGTACGCCTGGACCGCCGGAGCGACGGCCATGCCCAGCGCCCTCTACATGGCGTTCGTCACCGACTGCGTGAGGCTTCGAGGCATGCTGCGGTCCTATCCGCAGGCCTGGCAGGACCTGGCGCCGTGGATCTGCTCCCCTGTGGCGCAGAACAGCTTCAGCCGGTACGGCACGGACTCCGGCGGAGCCAAGTACTTCAACGAGATCTGCTACCACTCGTTCCTGGCGGGGGCGAAGTTCATCCAGTACTTCAACCAGCCGGTGGCCGACGACCACTTCATGCAGCGGGCCATCGACGAGTGGTCGAGGATCTCGAACGACAAGAAGGTCCGGCCCTGCTCCAACCAGGCCGGCAGCGTCTCGCAGCCCGTAGACCGGCTCCAGCTGAACCAGGCCGCCCGCATGGTCGTCAGCGGAGGCATGGTCGTGGGATCCATGGTGCCGAGGTACATCTGGCGCATCACCGTTGCTCCGAACGTCGTGTCCCTCTCCAGGACCGACGCCGGCCAGACGGACCTGCCTGCGACGATAATGACCCCGTCCAACGTGGACAACAACGATCGAGGCGTGTGGCTGATCAGGACCGTGCCGGGAATGCCGGCATATTCCGCGAACATCGCCTGAGCCGCCGGCCCCAAGCCGCCGGCCCGGGCCGGCGCGGAACAATCCCGACCCGCCCATCGAGGGCAGGCAAGAGAAACCCCGTCCGAAGGAGGGGCCCATGCCCTTCATCATCCTGATCCTGTTCCTGATCGCCCTCTACAACTACCCCTGCACCGCCATCGCCGCGGCAGGCATCTACATCCTGGGCCGCGGAGTCCTCGGAGGCAAGAAATGATCCCCTGGCTGCAAGAGATCCTGCTGTCCGGACTGGTGCTGGGCCTGGCGGCCTACGCCATCGTCTGGAGCCTGCACAACCTGAGCATCTTCGTCGACACCGTGATGGCCTGGGCCGACCGCCAGGAGACCTTCCTGCAGAGGATGGTGTCCTGCGAGTCCTGCCTCACGGTGCAGGTCTCCATGGCCCTGGCGGCCGCCCAGTGCCTGGCCTTCCACCGGGGGCTCTGGACCTGGCTCGTCATGACCGCGGCCATCTACGCCTGCGCCATGGCCGTCAACCGCAAGGTCGGCCTGCTGGACGAGCCCAAGGAACCCTGACACGACCCCTGGAGCCGGACCCCCGACTGTTGCGTACGTTAGATGATTGTATAACCTAATAGGTATACCCATAGGTAGAACCCCTAGGTATATAGAGGCCATATAACGTACGCAGGAGTCGAGGGGTCCGGCCTCGCACCCCAACCCATCGAAAGAGGAAGAAAATGCCCAAGCCAATGCTTGTCTTCTGTGCGGACCTCCAGGCCCGCGAATCCGCCTACAAGGCCGTCCGGGAGCTGTACGGAGACGACCTCTACGCCCTGACCCAGGTCGTGGACCACTGCACAGGGAACGGCCTGCCGCTGGTGCTCGGCGGCGACCAGGTCGACACTCCGGTCATCGGCGACTCCCACGTCATCGAGCTCCGCCGCATCCTCCGCCGCAACGTGGACGCCGGCAACGTCAACCTGTACGTCGACGGCAACCACGAGCGGGGCTTCCGCCGGCTGTCCCTCGAGGGAGGGGCCGCCAGCTGCGCCGAGAACATGGAGGCCTGGAACGACCACGAGGTCTTCGCAGGCTTCGGCCAGGGCTTCAGCATCGCCGGCTACAACTGGCGGACCCGCAAGCAGTGGGAGGGCCTGCTGGAGGGCGGAGCCCTGCCGGAGACGGACATCCTGGTCCTGCACGGCCTGGCCCAGCAGTCCGTGCCGCTGCTCAACCTGCCCGGCATCGACGGCCCGCTGTGCGACCTGGACCTGTCCTGGTTCGACGGCAACCACCGGCTCGTGCTGATGGGCGACGTCCACATGGAGTGGGACTGGACCGGCCCCAAGGGGACCCGGTTCCTCTACAGCGGCTCCATGTGGATGCACCGGCTCGGCGAACCGCAGGAGAAGTCCTTCATCGTGGTCAACGACGACCTGTCGGTCGAGCGCAGGCCGCTGCGCTGCAGGCCCTTCTACCAGGGCATGCTGCTGGACGAGCAGCACGTGGAGCAGGCTGCGGCCTGGCTGCAGGCGAACCGCGATCCCGAGGACTGCGACGCCATGCGCAGGTTCATGGGTCCGGTCCTGCCGCGCATGCACCTGACCGTCCCGCTCGAGCTGACGCCGGCCCTGCGGTCGGCGCTGAAGGACTTCGAGGAGCAGGCCCATGTCTTCCGCAAGGTCCTGTCCGCTTCGGACGGAGAGTCGCCCGTGCAGGGTGGCTCTCCGTCCGGACGGGCCACCCTGACCGAGGCGCTGGCCCAGGTCTTAGATATGCAGGACCCGGCGGCCAAGGATGCCGCCGAGTTCGTGGAGCAGGCCGTGAACTCCGGCCTGGATCACGCGATCGACGACCTGAAGCGAAAGGTCGGATTGGTCTGAAAGAATTTTCGGAATGAGTTGACGGCTGCTTTTCCGGAGCTACAATCCGGACATGGAAGACCTCAACCAGACCAACTCCGACGTCCAGCTCCAGGAATCCCCCAGTCCAGGCCGCCGCGGCGCGCCGCACAAGCTCGGTTCCGTCCAGGCCGAGGTGTGCGAGCTCTACGCTGCCGGCGCCAGCTCCAAGGTCATCGCGGCCAAGTACGGAGTCTCCGTCACCTGCGTGATCTCGACGCTGCGCCGGTGCGGCGTGGCCGTCCGTTCCAAGGGCCGCCAGCGGCCCCATTCCATCTGAAACCCTTCGCGTGGGTACGGCGGCAGGGCGGTCCGAAAGGGCCGCCCTGCTGTCTCCTCGCGCCAGAGAAAAACCATGAAGCTGATCTCACTCAAGGGCCGCAACGTCGGCCTGCTCCGCGGCGACTTCGAGTTCGAGTTCGACGACTCGCTCACAGTCATCACCGGTCCGATCGGCAGCGGCAAATCCACGCTGCTGACCATGATCCGGGCCTCCCTCACCAACTCCTTTCCCGGCGGCGTGTCCAGCTGGGTCTCCTGGGGCATCGAGTCCGGCGACCTGTCGTACTTCGTGGCCAGCTGGCGCATCGGCAGCAAGGTGCTGCACATCGCCAAGTGCCTGGCCGGCGACCGCCGGTTCGCCGGACTCGGCATTCCCCGCCTGCGCATCGAGCACGACTCGGGCCAGGTCGAGGACGTCGAGGGCTCCAAGGAGGCGCTCGACCGCGCCCAGTCGATGATCCCTCTGCCGGCCTCCGTCATCGACGGGCACCTGGTCGTCGACCAGGACTCGATCACGGCTCCCGTCTCGGCCACCCCTGCCAAGTTCAAGGAGACCCTGCACGTCCTGACCAGGGCTTCCGAGATGGAGCAGGTCCGGTGCGGCGTCCGCGACCTGATGGCGACCGTCACGGTGCCCGACGTCGAGGGTCCGCTGGCCGAGGCCATCCATGAGCGCAACACCCTGCTAGGCGAACAGGCTGGCCGCCGCGGCGAGCTGGACCAGGCGCTCCAGGCCCTCAAGACCCTGGACATCGACGTCATCAGGGCTCGGCTCGACCAGATGCAGCGGGACCAGCTCCAGGAGCAGCGGCGCAAGGACCTGGCCTCCCGCATCCGCGAGGAGACCGCCCGGCAGGCCCAGCTGAAGACCCGGTTTGAGAACGAGGTCTCCAGCCTGGTCTCGTACCGTGCCAAGGAGGAGGCGACCCGCGAGGAGGCCGAGGAGGCCAAGCGCAACCTGTACTCGGCAGACCTGCTCCTGCAGGCCAACGAGCGCAGGAGCCGCCTGCTGGCCAAGGCCGCCTCGTCGCAGGCCGAGCTGGACGGCCTGCTGGCAGCCGAGCCGGTCGCCCCCGCCAAGGAGAGGCCGAGCAAGGACGACGAGCAGCAGTGCTTGGACAGCCTGTCGGACATCCGCCTGCTGGAGGCCGACCTGGCCCGCAAGGTGGCCCTGGCGGCCAAGGGCCAGTGCTCGGAGTGCGGTCAGAGCACGGCGCTGCCTGGCGACCAGCTGCAGGAGATGTCCGACCAGCTGGCGGCATCCCGGGCGCTCAAGGCCGAGGAGGCCTCCAGGCTGACGGAGATCCGCGGCCTGGCGGAGGCCTGGCGGCTCCACGACTCGGCTTCGGCCTCCTACTCCGCCAAGGCGGCCAAGGCCCTGGAGGAGGCCAACAGGATCCAGGCCGAGCTGGACGAGGTGGGCGTGCCCGCCCCCATGACCCCTCAGATCAAGACCCAGCTGGCCGAGCGGGCCCGGCTGCACGACATGCTGCTGCGGAGCATCTCGGCGGCGGAGTCCGGCATCTCGTCCCTGAGGGACCACCTGACCGACTCCGAGACGGTGCAGGCCGACCTCCAGGACAAGCTGGACGATATCCCGGACGTCAGGTTCGATCCTCACGAGCACGCCAGGCTGCTCAAGGCGCGCCAGGACTCCGATGCGGTGGCGGCCGACGCCATCCGGCTCAAGGGCGTCCTGCAGCAGCTGAAGACCTCCGTGGAGCGGGCCGAGGCCAAGGTGCTCGTACAGGAGCAGCGCAAGGCCGCGGTCGAGCCGACCATCAGGTTCAGGCAGGTCCTGTCCCTGGCGGGCACCGCCCTGGCCAAGGACGCCTTGCCGAGGATCCTCTCCATGCAGTACATCCAGGCGCTGAACGAGCGGCTGGACTTCTACCTGCAGACGGTGCGGGCGGACTTCACCGCCTACATCGACGAGAGCCTGGAGTTCATGGCGAGGAAGAACGACGGCCTGGTCCACTCGGCGAAGCGCCTCTCCGGCGGCCAGAAGCAGCAGGCCAGCGTCTGCTACCTCCTGGCGGTCAACGACGTCTTCGCCAGCACCCTGGGCGTCCTCGCCCTGGACGAGCCGTCTGGAGCCATGCAGGAGTCGAACTCGAGGGACCTGGCGGAGGCGTTCAGCTACCTGGCCAGGCTGGGCCAGGCGTCCGGCCGCCAGTTCATCGTCATCACGCACAGTCCGGCGCTGGCCGCCCACGGCTGCCGCCACATCGAGCTGGAGGGATCATGAGCACGTGCGACAGTCTGCCGACGCTGTCCTACATCCTGCTGGAGCTGCAGATACATGCCGCCCTGCTGCAGACCCGGCTCTCGAACGGCGAGCCGGTGCCGATCGAGTCCCTTTCGGTCCGCTACGAGGCCGACCACACCCGCATCGCGGTCCAGTGGCACGACGGCAAGGCCACCGTGAAGGCGGAGATATGCAAGCCGATCAGGAGGCCGGCGACATGACCTCGCTGCGCCGCAGGGTGTTCCGTTCCAGGAGACGGATCGTCGTGAAGCTCACCAGGGACGAGAGGGAGCTCATCCGGGCCATCAGCCTTCCCTTTGCGATGTTTCCGCAGGACCTGGACAAGTTCGAGCTGGAGCGGGTCGCGACAGCCGTAAACCGCTTCGTCGGAGACAACACGTCGTCCCAGCTCAGGCAGCACCTGGAGCGCCGCAGGCTGTGGAGCCTGATCACGTACGAGGACGAGCCGTTCGAGCCGTTCAAGGAGGTCCAGCAGCTCAGGACGACGCTGCTGGACCTCTCCGCGGTGGACGACGTGCTCTTCACGCTGAAATGACGAACAAGGAGTGGAAATGTCGAGTTCAAGCCAAGGCAATGCGGTGAGGATCGAGAGGATCGCGCGGTTCCTGCGGACGCCGGACGGCCCGCACTGCGCCATCCTGAGGGAGAAGTTCCGGTACATGCACTCCACCCAGGAGCGCAAGCCGGGCAGGGCGCCGCGGTTCGTGCAGCACGAGGTGAAGCTGTTCGCCGAGGACAACGGGCTGCTGTACTTCCCATGCGGCCTGCAGGAAAGGTGCATGTCCCTGCTGACGCAGGCCGGGTTCGCCCCCGCCCTGCACGACCTGCGCAAGCCGTGCTCGGCCCTGCAGGTCCCGTCGACCAGGAACCTGGCCGGGCTCCGGCCCGGCCAGCAGGAGGTCATCGACGCGATCGTCCAGGCCGACAACGGCATCGTCGAGGCCCTCACCGGCTTCGGCAAGGGCGTGGTCATCGACAGGCTGGTGTCGCTCTACCCCAAGGCGCGCCACCTGATCGTGACCAAGTCCAAGTCCGTGGCCAACATGCTGCACCAGCGGCTCAAGGCCAACCACCCCCAGGCCGGCGTGTGGAACTCGGACAAGCACGTCCAGGGCAATCCGATGGTCTGCACGTCCGGATCCCTGGGCGGCCTGGAGCTGGACAAGTTCGACTTCGTGCAGCTGGACGAGGTGCACGAGCTGCTGACTCCCAGCTTCCTGGACTACTACCCGCTGTTCGGCGGCTGCAAGCTGATCAGCTACTCCGCATCGCCGGACCAGCGCCTGGACAACACCAAGCTCGCCATGGAGGCCTACTTCGGCACCAAGGTCTGCAAGGTGGACTACCAGGAGGGCGTCGACCTGGGCCTGGTGGTCCCGATCGAGGTCTGGCGGGTGGACTGGGGCTGCACCCCTGCCGACGCCATGCGCGGCATCAAGTCCGACGTGCGCAGGATGCGGCTGGCCTACTGGAACAACGTCGCCCGCAACACGGCGATCGCCAGGGTGGTCCAGGAGGAGGTGCCGGCCAGGCTCTCGGATCCCGATCCGCAGATCCTGATCCTGGTGGACAAGGTCGAGCACGCGCTGAGGCTGGCCCAGCTCCTGCCCGACTTCAAGGCCGTGTACGGCGAGGTCGACGCCGAGAACGCCAAGTACTTCCAGGACCAGGGCCTGCTGCCGGACGGCAAGCCCGTCAGCCGCAAGGAGGTCGAGCGCATCCGGCAGGACTTCAGCTCCGGCAAGGTGCGCCGGGCCATCGCCACTGGCATCTGGTCGACCGGCGTGGACTTCCCGCAGCTCCAGGTCCTCGTCCGGGCCGACGGAGGCAACAGCCCGATCAAGGACACCCAGATGCCGGGCCGCGTGTGCCGCATCGCCGACGGCAAGTCCAAGGGCATCCAGGTAGACTTCGCCGACCGGTTCGACGCCTGGACGGCCTCCAGGTCCCGCAGCAGGTTCAAGCGCTACGAGGAGAAGAAATGGACGACCGTCGAGATAGACCTGAGGCAGGCCTGAGGCTGCTGAAGGAGGTCTTCGGGAAGTGCAAGGTCCGGGTCACCCGGGACCCGGTCGACCTGCACGCCTCGCTGGGATCCGTCAAGACGGACCCCCACTGGAGGAAGGTGGCGGCGCACTGCAGGGTCAGGGGGTTCGACCCGCGGTGCTACGTCGAGTGGAGGTTCCACGTCGAGTTCCCGGGGTACCCGACCCCGGCCAAGTTCGCCGACGAGAAGATGCTCGACAAGTACGGGGCCGAGGGCGCCCCGGACGTGCGCCGGCTGCAGGTGGCGCAGGCCCTGGCCCTCATGTCCTCCAAGCTGGACCTCCTCGTCTCGGCCGGCGAGGACCAGCTGCGCGCGCTGCTGGATCCTGTGCACTGCTTCGATCCGGTGTTCGTGTACTCGATGGCGTCGCTCTCCGGCAGGACCGGGGAGCTGCCGCCGGAGGTGCTCGTGCAGGCGCGCAGGCAGGCGTACTGGAACCCGGTCTACCAGGCCTGTTTCTCGGAAGTGGTTCCCCCGGAGGTATTCGAAGGAGCAAGGCGTGAACACCGCGAATCTTGACGTCAGATGGCTGGCCCTCGGTTTCCTGAGGATGCCGGAGGTCATGGCCACGGCCATGCAGAAGCTGGACGAGAAGGACTTCCTGCGCCCCGAGGTGGCCCTGAGGCTGTCGTTCGTCATGGGCAAGAAGTGGCACCTGTCCTGCGCGAAGGAGATGCCGTACCAGGTGCTGGTCTCGACCTTCGAGAACGACTTCGTGATGTCGGGCTCGGTGAGGGAGGACGACGCCATGGCCTTCTGCGACCTGGTCAGGTGGGTCTACTTCGACCACCAGGGCCCGCTGGACGACCTCCAGGGCCACGTGCTGGACTGCCTGGCCAGGTTCATACTGGACAGGAAGATCCGGCCCATGGCCACGGCGCTGTCGGACAGCCCGGACCTGATCGGGCAGATCTCGGACCTGAACCGGGAGATCGCCAAGGCGTCGATCAGCAAGGCGGCCTTCATCGACCCGTTCGCCGGGGACGAGCCGCTGCTGTCCGCGCTGAAGCGCACCCCGTGGGGCGTGGACTACATCGACAGGGTGACCAGCGGCGGGGCGATCCCAGGCGAGACCGCGCTGTTCCTCGCCCCGTCCGGCGGCGGCAAGACCCTGACCAACGTGCAGATCGCGACCACGACGGCCCTGATCGGCCGGAAGAGCCTGATCATCACGTACGAGCAGGGGGCCACCCCGGGCATCACGAACCGCATCTACGCCTGCGCCATGGGCTACGCCGTCGGCGCGTTCCAGGGCATAGGCCCGGGCGAGTTCGGAGCCGACGGCGCCATGCGCGCGAAGTACGACGAGATCAAGGGCAAGCTCAGGGGCCGCATCCGGATCGTCGACCAGCTCGAGGCCGCCAGGACCCACGGAGGCGGCTGCGGAGGGGCCGCCGAGATCGCGGACATCGTCAAGCGGTCGCAGGACGACGGGTTCAACCCCGAGTACATCGGCATCGACTGGCTGGGCCCCATGACCAACAACTTCATGGCCGCCAGGAACATCCCGGAGGCGGAGACCACGAAGACGATGAACCGCATCGCCGACGACCTCCGCAAGACCGGGGACGCCCTCAAGGTCAACATGTTCCTGTTCCACCAGCTGGGCACCGAGGCCTCGGCCAAGGGTCCCCGCAACAAGCCGCAGCCCACGGACGCGTTCATGTGCAGGACCCTGCACCACTACATGGACACCGTGATCTGCGTCGGCAACCGCGACAAGGAGAGCCACCTGGCCTGGATCAACGCCCCGAAGATCCGCAACGGCGAGCCCTTCAGGGACATGCTGATCCAGATGGACGGCGCCCACTCGGTGTGGCGCACCGTCGACGAGAGGGACATCAACACGGAGACCATGAAGGTCGAGGGATCCCGGTCCAGGGCCCCGAAGGCCGAGGCGCCGTGGTACGACGACGTGGTGAGGAGCAACCTGGGATGACCTACCTGAACCCCGACCTGCGCGAGGCCCTCGGCAACTGCTTCGGCCACGTGCACGTCACCAATCCCGGGTCCCCCGCGGCGTACGAGATCCGGATCGACCTGGACTCGTACGCCGCGGACAGGCCCCGCGGCTTCATCGAGTGGAGGGACTGGGGCGAGACCTACTCGGTCAACTGCCCGGAGTGCGGGGACACGCGCGGCCGGTTCTACGTCGGCCACATGTGGGGCGTGTTCTGCACCAAGGCCAACCGGCGGGTCTTCTCCTGCACGAAGTGCTGGAACGAGGACTGCAAGGTCGACCTGTTCGACATCCTGAGGGGCGGTCCCCGGCTGCAGGAGCACGCCCTGCAGGAGGCCCGTTCCGGCGCGCACCACCGGATGGACCTGCCGGGCGACCCGCAGGACCTGACCCCGGTCAACGGACTGCCGTCGGACCATCCGGCGGCGCAGTACCTGGCCGGCCGAGGGTTCGACCTGGACCTGCTGTCCGACGAGTACGGGTTCGTCTACTGCAGCCGCAGCCCGTGGAAGAGGAGCATCCAGGACGGCGCCGGCAACTGGCACCTGGTCACTCCCGAGAACCGAATCATCATCCCCAACATCCAGCAGGGCGCGTGGCACGGATGGCTGGCCAGGTACGTGGGCGAGATCCCTAAGGACCCCGTCACCGGCAAGCAGGTCATCAGGAAGTACCTGAACGCGCCGGGGTACGCCACCGGCACGACCGTGTACCGGCTGGACGAGGCCGCGGCGTTCTCGGGCGGATCCTTCTGCCTGGTCTCCGAGGGCACCCTGTCGGCGATCGCCTGCGGGGCGGCCGGCGTCTCGACCTTCGGCATGTACCCCAGGCCCATGCAGGAGGAGCTGCTGGCCGCCCGGTTCAAGGACGGCCGGATCGTCTTCCTGATCGAGTCCGAGGCCGCGGCCAACGGCCGGATCTACGGCTGCATCGAGCGACTCCGAAAGCAGGTCGCAGGGGGCTGCACCACGGTGCTGCTGCCGGAAGGAAAGGACGCCGCGAGCCTTGACTCCGACACCTTGCTTGGTATGATCGAGGATGCGCTGGGACGTTCCGGCGCGCCGCAATGATCAAGGGAGGTGCGCGATGGTCGACTCTGAGGATGCCAGTCCACAACCCGAGTGCGATGACCCCTGGATCTCCGGCAAGTCTGGATTGCAGGATTCGTACGGCGTCACGCTGTCGAACGTCGGCCTCGATGTCACTGTACCGTTCACGCTGCCGCAATGTGGGCAGCCGGGGCAGACGCTTGTCTGCACCGACGCAGGCGTCAACTGGGCGACGGCGACTTATACAAAAGACTCGGTCGACGTCGGCATGAATGTCAAAGACCAGGTCTGCACGATCGTGGCCCGCGACCTGGTCGTACAGAGTCCTGAAGACGGCGCCGAACGCGGAGGAATCAGCCTGACCTGCGAGATGGAGCGGCTCAACCTGCGCATAGACCAGATCGACGAGAAGCACGAGATGGTGCTGGACAGGCTCGACGAGCTGCTGGGCCTGCTGAAAGACCTCAAGAAAGGCTGAGACATGAAGACACCCCGGAAGGGAAAGAAGGGCAGCCCCCAGGCCAGGTCCTCGGAGCTGCGCAAGTATCGCGTCGTCCTGCACAACGACCAGGAGCACACCTTCGACGAGGTCGAGGCCGCCCTGATGGAGGTCCTGGGGCTGGACGTCAACGCGGCGACGGACCTGGCCATCGAGACCCACCTGTTCGGCAAGAGGACCGTCAAGGTCACGCACCTGGAGTTCGCCGAGCTGATCTCGGAGCGGCTGCAGGCCGAGGGACTTGCCGTGACCGTGGAACCTGAGGAAGAAGGAGGCAAGGAGCAATGAGCAAGGACAAAGAGATGATTGCCCAGATGCAGGCGTGGGCTGTCGCCGCGGAGAGCGTCTACCCTCTGGCCATGGCCCTGCGAAGGTACGCGGACGAGATGAAGCGCCTGCAGGCCGAGCTGGCCGAGCGCACCGCACACCTTCGGACCGCCTGCGAGATCATCGCCGAGATCGAGAACGAGCACAACCCCCAGCCTCGTACGGAGCCCGTCAAGCCGGAGCACGTGGCTGAGGTGAACGGCTGGAACTGCTTCGCCAAGAAGGAAGGGGGTGGCGCGTGAACTGGGGTAATCAACTGTACGACGAGATGGGGGTCGCGGTACTCCGATTCGGGTTCATCGCCGCTGGCGCGGGATTCGCGATCGGCTGCATTGTCGGCATAGCCATCGGCTGGCTGCTGTTTGGGGGTGGCGCGTGAAGTACCAGGCGCTTGTGGTCGTCGAGTTCCGCAATGCGGGCTCGTTCGTCTACCGCGTGACGAGCGACAGGCTCATCACGGTCAAGAGGCTCGTCGATTACCTGCACGAGACCGAGGGTTTCAACGAGGAGTGGGACTCCATAACGATGGTCGACGGTCCGGCCGACATCACCGACATCAAGATCTGACCATGGAATCAGGAACAGGAGCAAAGCATGACATCCAAGGGCAAGTCTGAGGCCGCCGGAGAGGCGGCCGTTTCGTCCAAGGGCAGGAAGAAGGCGGTGGTCGAGAAGCCGCCGGTGAACCCGGACCTGGAGCGCTACGGCGCCATCGCGGTCCGCAGGGCCGAGGAGACCGGGCAGCAGGTGGCCTGGGCGTTCGACGAGATGCTGCGCCAGGTGACCTGCATGACCGTGCCGGCCGAGGAGGCGTCGAGGCTGCAGCAGGTGGTGCTGCTGCCGGGCATCCACGTGACCACCAAGGAGGAGGGCCCGCGGGAGGCCCGGGTCATGCTGGTGGGATCCTGGCCCAACACGGCCGAGACCCAGGCGTGCCGCCTGATGCACGGAGACTGGGTGCCGGAGTTCGAGGCCCTGGCCGCCAAGTCCGGCTTCCCGTCCGACTGCTACTACACCACGCTCGTCAAGCACAGCGTCGACGGCAAGAAGCCGGCCATCCCAAAGGACCTGGTCGATTCCTTCATGCCGGCGCTGAAGCGCGAGATCGAGGTGGTCGGGCCGGAGATGGTCGTGCTCCTGGGCAGCAAGGTCCTCAAGGCCGTGCTGGGCGCCAAGGCCACGGCCGATTCCATGAGGGGCAGGACCCTGTCCGCCGAGGAGAGCCCGCTGGGGGTCCGCACCGCGGCGGTCATGGACTTCTCGTCCATCCAGTACTCGCCCGAGAACCGCGGTCCGATCGGCCTCGAGCTCTCCAGGCTGGCCAACGAGCTGGCCGGGCCCGCCAAGGCTCAGGAGCGAGTCGAGACCGAGTACATCTACTGCCGCGGCGTCGAGCAGCTCAGGGAGCACGTCGACCGCATCCGGCGGGAGGCGGTCGGGTACGTCTCGGTCGACTGCGAGTGGGGCGGCTCCAACCCTCAGGACGGCTGGCTGAGGTGCGTCCAGTTCTCGTGGGCCCCTGGCAAGGCCCTCGTGGTAGTGCTGCACGGGGCTGGGAAGACACCCACCGAGCTGCAGGAGCGCCACGAGGAGACCTGGGCGGAGATCCGCAGGCTGATCAAGGACCTGGGTCTGGTCGCGCACTTCATCCGCGCCGACCTGCCATGGCTGCAGCACCACGGGGTCGACGTCGAGCTCGGGGTCCTCGGAGGCTGGGACACCGGCCTCGCCGGGCACCTGCTGGACGAGAACTGGCCCCAGGGCCTCGAGAACTACATCGCCAGGCACACCGACCTGGGCAGGTACGACCTGCCGCTGTCGCAGTGGATCAAGTCCAACAAGTACGACCTCGAGACGCTGGGCTACGGAGGCATCCCTGACGAGATCCTGGAGCCGTACGCGGCGGCCGACGCCGACGGCACCTTCAGGATCTTCCTCATCCAGCGCGAGGAGATGGCGGCCCCTGGCAACGAGAGGATCTCCTCCCTGTTCCGGGACATCGTCATGCCGGCCACGCTCCCCATCCTGGAGATGGAGAACACCGGCATGCTGATCGACCGGGAGAGGCTCGTGCTGCTGGCGCAGAAGTACACCGCCAAGCGGGACGAGCTGGCCAACAGGCTCAGGGACCTGCTCAAGTGGCCGGAGTTCAACCCCGACTCGCCGCCGCAGAGGGCCCTGGCGATGTTCGGCTGGTCGAAGCCCGGCAAGGAGGCCGCCGTGCCGCCCGGCGTCCTGCTGCGCAGGTTCACTCCGGTGCTGGCGACCGACGGCCGCAAGTGGGAGGAGGTGGTCCGCAAGCCCGAGGCCCTGAAGACAGCCTCGCCGTCGACGGACAAGGAGACGCTGACCTCCCTCCGGCTCGATCATCCCGACGATCCGTTCCTGGAGGCGATGCAGCTGTACTCCGCGGTCGCGCAGACCGTGAAGAACTTCACCGGCTCGTTCCAGGAGGACGAGGCGGGGGTGCATTCGGTCGAAAAGGGCCTGCTGTCCAAGGTCTGGCCGGATGGCCGCATCCACTGCAGGATCCGGCAGACGATCGAGACCGGCCGGTACGGCCACAGCGACCCCAACATGGCGCAGATGCCCAAGACCGCCGAGGGCCTGGTGTCCAAGGCGTTCAAGGGCGATCCGTCGCCTCCTCCCCCGATCCGCTCGTGCTTCACCGAGGAGGAGGGGTGGTGCCTGCTCGACTGCGACTGGAAGCAGGCCGAGCTGTTCGTGATGGCCTGGCTCGCCAAGGACAGCGCCATGCAGGTCAAGCTGTCCGATCCGGACGCCGACTTCCACTCCGAGGTGGCCGTCGAGATGTTCAAGCTCGAGCGGCCTCCGGCCGAATACTCCAAGGGCCTGAAGGACTGGCTCAAGGAGCAGGGGTGGACCAAGTTCCGCACGATCGCCAAGACGATCGTCTTCGGCATCGCCTACGGCCGGGGGGCTGCGGCGGTCGCCGGGGCGGTCCGGCTGGAGGGCATCGAGATCACGCAGGAGGAGGCCCAGAACGCGGTCAACAAGTTCAAGACGACGTTTCCCGAACTGGCGAACTGGCTCGAGACCCTGAAGGCGGCGGTGGTGCTCGTAGGGCACGTGGAGAACGGGTTCGGCCGCCGCAGGCGGTTCGAGCCCACGACGGACCGGGAGATGCTCTCCCATCAGGAGCGCCAGGCCATGAACTCCCCCATCCAGGGGACGGTCGGCGACCTCATGTCGCTGGCGCTGGTCAACGTGTACCTCGCGAGGCGGCTCGAGAGGCCGCACCTGAGGTTCAAGATCCTGATGTCAGTGCACGATCAGATCCTGTTCAAGTGTCCGGTGGAGCAGGTCGAGGAGACCATGGAGGTCGTCTCGACCGCGATGTGCGAGAACTGCAGGATCCCGGGATCGGACCTGCTGCTTTCGATTGATCCCGAAGTGTGCGTGAGATGGGGCGAGCCTCTTTCCGACGAGGACGTGGCCCGCTATCCTTCCCTCGCGAAGTACGTCAAGTGAACCTGCAAGAGAAAAATCCAGAGAAAGACCCATGACCAGCCAGAACCGCAATTTCCGTGACATCAACCGACGCATCAGCGACGACGCCTCCTCCGGGGGCGACGGCAACGGCAGCTCCGAGTGGCAGAAGATCCTCAACGACGAGGCTCCGCCGCTCTCCTACCTGGGCACCCAGGGCCCGTGCAGCTTCATCCTCGTGCCTCCGCACCCGTCGCACGGCGCCAGCCAGGCGATGACCAGTGGCGGCGTCCGGGGCGACGAGAAGTTCGGCTACGTGCCGACCCTGGGCCAGTACGGCCTCGACCACGTCCTCGTCTACCGCAAGGTGGGCAACAACCCGGACCGCAAGAATCGCCGCGACATCCTCGCGATCAACATCCAGGAGGGGGAGGACGGCTCCGTCATCCAGGTCGAGCGCGAGTGGGGCAAGGGCTACCGCAGCCCCATGTACAAGCTCTACGACTACCTCTGGCGCACCGCCGGCGGCTACAAGTTCGACCGGACGCTGAAGCGCACGGTCCCGAGCATCCAGGTCGACCCCCGGTCGGCCAAGGTGCGCCGGGCCCTCGAGCTCTGCCCGCCGAACGACACCGGCGGCCCTGACAGCAAGGCGGCCATCGCCCGCGGCAAGCGGACGCTGCTGCTCAACGGGTTCATGGTCTCCAACGTCGGCAAGAGCTACACGGTCGACGAGAACAACCAGCCCTGCTGGCCCCAGCAGCGCGTGCTGCTCGTCAACCAGGTCACCGGCATCCAGAGCCCGGTGAACGCCCGCGACAAGGAGGGCTTCTACGACGTGTGGTTCCAGCGCACCGACGGCCTGGCTCTCTCCCAGGCCTGCGACGAGAACTACGTCCGCGAGCAGTTCGGCGACATCTACGAGGACGTCGACGCCCAGCTTGCCTGGGAGGCCGGCTTCCTGCACTCCGACTTCGCGTCGGTGCAGAAGCTCGTCACCTGGTCCAGCTACAAGGCCGGCCCCGCGCAGATGGACGCCTACTGCTGCCGGGTCGACAACCTGGCCGACGCGATGGGCGGCTACCAGCTGCCCGAGGAGGTCCTGATGAAGGCCCGTCCGATCGCGGACTACCTGGCGGACAACAACGAGCAGCTGCAGATCCAGTGGCTGCTCGAGGCGTTCCCTGGGGACGAGTGGGCGCTCGAGGGTGCCGGCGTGATCTCGGCGGGATCGTCCGTCGGCGTGCCTGATTCGTACGAGGGCGGCGAGGACGGGCAGGAGCAGCTCGATGGGGAGGCTCCTCCGGCTCCGCGCGCCCCGGCTCCCCGGGCGCCTGCTCCGCAGGCTCCGAGGACTCCGCAGGCTCCGAGGACTCCGCAGGCTCCGGCCCCGCAGGCTCCGGCCCCGCAGGCTCCGGCCCCGCAGGCTCCGAGGACTCCGCAGGCTCCGGCCCCGCAGGTTCCTGGCGTGACCTCGGTGCCGAACGCTCCGACGGCCGGCAAGATGGACCTGTCGGCCCGCATGCGGGAGACGATGGAGAAGATGCGCAAGGAACACCCGAGCGGAAACGCCTGAGAAACTGAACAAGGAGACACGCAATGGCTAAGAAGAAGGAAAAGCCGTCACCCGAGAGCACCGCTTCGGCGGTGCTCTCGGGCATCAAGGCCCTCATTGAGAGCGCCACGAAGGTGTCGGGCTCCCAGGTCTGCCTGGCGTCCGACCTGCACGAAAGGGTCTGGGGCCTGCCCTGCGACCACATCTCGTACCGCTGGCTGTCCGACGTCACGTGCTACCAGATGGGCAAGATCTTCGGCGTGGCCGGAGCCAAGGAGAGCTGCAAGTCCGCCTACGCCATGAGCATGGCCAGGCTGTTCATG